TTTCTGTGTATCTGCTTCTGCTTTTTGTTCATCTTGTTTTTCTTTTACTTCTTGAGAGACTGTGGTAGTTTGATTTGATGATTCTATAATCACTCCTTTAGATACTAATTTAATAGAGCAATCATAACTACCGTCACTATTTAACGTCCAAGAAAAATTTGTAACAAAACCAAATAGAGCTTCATAGTTGAAACTATAATCTCCTTTTTTTGCATCTATTTCATCGACTACAGTCTGTGATGAATTAGGGCTTGAAGTAAAGAAACTATCTACTCCTACTTTCTTAGATATAGTTTGAAGTGCTCCTGAATTATCCAGGTATACGGAGTGGCCAAATTCTAATAAAGCTGAATAACCTACTCTGAAGTATATTCTATCCATATCGTCTAAATCTTCTCTAGACCATATTTTAAGTTTAATATTAGATTCTTTTAAAGCTCCAAATTCTCCTTTTGATGCTACCGAAATAGAAGTTATACCGGGCATAGGTCTAAAACCTGTTGATCTAGACTTATGGTAAGCTGTTTTTGATAAATTAGTAGAAGATTCATTTCCAAATCCTGCTCTCAAATTATGATCAGGGTAATTATAAGCTAAGGTACCTCCGAGTAGTATTAAATTGTTTGCAAGATTTAGATCTCCTTGATCACAGGATGCTTGACTTGCTGTTCCTTTTTCTTGTGGGGATGGTTGATAACTATCTAGAGTGTTAACAGAAGAACTTAACCTCACCCAAGCAGTACTCCCATTAAGGAATGCTATATCAGTAGATGATCTACTTTTTTTTGCGAACACTTCCTCTCTAACTGCAATCTGTTTTGCTACTTCATGGTCGAGGGCAGATCCAAAAACTTGTTTTGCGGCCATTATCTAGTTTCATTTAAAAGGTCGAATGCGTCTTTTGCTCCTGGTCCATCTGCTGGTATGCGTAGCTGTATTCCTGGTTTTACAATTAATCCATCCTTTTTTGAGTTATTTGCCATAGCAATTACCCACCATAATGACTGGTCGTTATAAAACTGTTGAGCTAAACTATCATACCTATCGCCCCCTGTTGTAATAATATAAGTATCTTCTGCTGTTTCTGTTATTTCTGGATATACGGCATTAATACGGTATCGTCTACCGCTTGAAGTATGTAATTGCTCTAATCTGTTATATCTATTTGCCATATTATCCTATAAATCTACTTCCTTCTTGAGGAACAAAGTTATGTATTGGTGTAAATGCTATACTTACTGAAAGCATATGAGGTACTCTTAAGTCTCCTTCTATCTCCCAGGGTGTGCCTTTATCCCAAGTCAGTCCAACTGATCTAATAATGCCAGGAACTTTTTTAAGGTAGTCTCCTACTGTAATTTTAGTAAATGTTCCTTGCATAAATAATCCATCGCCATAAGTAGGTGCTGTTGACCCTACTAAAGCATTTAATTTATCATATAGAGGTGCCATATCTGCTTTTGAAAAAGCTGCTGCTTTAAAATCAAATGTTATATCTCTTTTAAACCCATTATACGTGTATAGCTCTTCTCCCCTACCTACATATTTAGTGCCAGCCCAATCTCCAGAGTAATTATCTGCAAAGCCGTCTAACAATGCTCTAAAATATAAGAACTTTCCTCCGACATTGCCAGGAGTAAAGGTATTAAATTCAAAAGGAATTAAATCTTGCTTATCTACACCTAATGCTGATGTCTCTATTCCTAAGTTCTGAATAGCATCTGGTCTATCTTCTGTATCTGTTACTGTACCATCGGATCCTAATCTTGTCTTACCTGGATTAGCTATTGTTATTGGGTTTTTTATAGTTCCTATAGCAGCTCCATCAATTTCGTATGTTTCGTAATTTGCTTTTAATATAGCGCTTGTTCGGAGTACTCTTTTATCTTCTGTTTGCTGATCTACGTTATTGTTTATCTTAGCTTCTTCTAGATTAAGTTGTCCAATTTCATCTTCTGGGAATTTGTTTACAACTGTATTACCTCCTTTTGGACCTTTTGAAGGTATTCCTCCGCTTAATCTAGTCCTACCGTCAAAGTAGTGTTTACTGTATATTTTGTCTTTATCTAAAGTTATTTTTCCTCCTTCTAGTACTATTGTAGAGCGAACTTTAGTTTTTTCATTATCAATGTCGTCTTCACCGAGGTAATTCCATTGTCCGCTTGGATTATTTACTTCTGTAATAGCATCTCCTAAAGGCGATGGACTTTCTTCGTGTTTAGTTTTTAAAATACTATTAACACGGTCTTCTCCTGTTGCTTTTGCATTATAATCTGCTATTCCTGACCAAGCTCCAGTATCCGGTATTGATAATTCACCGTTTAAAGAATTTACTGCTGCATTTACCGTATTACCGGTTCCTCCAGCTAAACTTGACATTCCTGCTACAAGCCCGTTAATTCCTGATGGATCTCCTGAAGGTTTTAAGTAGCTATTTCCTCCAAAGCCTCTTATAAGATGAGTACCGGTTCCATTTACCGGTATTTGAGCTAAAATTGAAGCGGTTCCTGCTACTGTATTGATACCAGTAAGAATTGCTTGATCTTTCATTACCTCTCCTAGGTTGCCGTCTTTCTTACCTTGCTTTATTTTTTGCTTTAGGTTAGTTTGAGCTAATAAGGCTTGATTTCCTATAAACTTAAGACCTTCTTTTCTTCCTAAAAGTTTTGTATGTCGAACTAAGTCATCTACTCTGCGAGTAACTTGCATCATAAGACCCTTCGAATTAGGTGGATCATTAATATCCTTCCCAACTAAAAGATCTTTTGCTCCAAAGGTACTGTTCTTAAGAGACTTTAAATCTGTCTTTAATTCGACTAATGCCATAATTTACCTTTTTATCCTTCTGGATTTGTATAAGGCTTTGCTTGATTATATTTTGAACCTTGTAAATTATCAGACTCTACATTTAGTGGTGAGTTGTTAATTTCAGTTCCTTTTTCCAGATTGTAACGAATATCGTTTGCTGCTGAAGCTCCCGGTCTGTTTGCTGGTGTTTCACCTTTTAAACCTAAAGCTGAAGATAATTGATTTGATTTGATTCCCATGATTATTAATTTAATTGTTTAATTATAAATATTAAGCAGATTTGTATGTTGATAATAATAATGAAGTTCCTACTTTACCACCATCTAAATATACGTCTCCTCCTTGTTTTACTGCTGAGATAAGTTCGTCTATCTTTGCGACTAACTTTGAATCACCGTCGCTCTTCGATTCTTCTCCTGTTCCTGTTATACTCTCTACTACACCTGTAATGGCACCTGCTGCGGCAACCATTGGTGCTGCAATTGCTGTTGTAAGCATTAATCCGTTTAATGCACTTATCTTACTTATATCTAAACTAGATAATGCTGTGGATAATCCTAATACCCCTAATGCTATTGCTCCTAATGCTGTTCCAACTGTTGCTAATGGTTCTGCCATTGCTGCTAATTGGGTTATATCTGCCATCATACCTCCTCCAAATAGAGAGGATATACCTCCCATTGCTGAAGCAACTGTCATTGCTAGGGCAAATGCTGTAATTCCTCCTGCTGCTGCAAATAAACCTACTCCTGCTGCTATTAAACCAGGTCCAGCAGTTCCTAACTGTACTAAGTTAGCTGCTATATCCTGTAAGTTAGCTGTAGAAGCTATTTGTGCTGCTAATCCAAGTGCTCCAAGTGCTAAGGCTGAGAATATTAAGGAAGGTGATGCTAATCCTAAGACTACTGCGCCTCCTGCTAATGCTATCATTCCAATTCCTGCTAATGCAAGTTTAGGCCCTATTGATGCTATACTAGTTAAGCCTTCTGCTATGGTTGCTAGATCTGCTTTAGCCATTATATTAAATGCTATTGCTGCAGGTATCATAGCTACTCCTAATACTGCTATTGCTGCTGCTCCTACTATAATAAATGGAGATAACATTCCTAATGCTGCTGCTGCTAAACCTATTACTGATAAGCCTTTTGCTATGGTTACTAGATCTGTATTTTCTAATAGGGTAAATGCGTATGCTGCTGGCACCATTGCTAATCCTAAAATACCTAATGCTGCTGCTCCCATTATAATATTAGGTGCTAGTGTTCCTAGTATTGCTGCTCCTGCTCCAAGTACAAGTAAACTACCTGCTAACATTGCTATTGAAGCTGGGTCTGTATTTTCTAATAAGCTAAATGCGTATGCTGCGGGTACCAGAGCTAATCCTAAAATACCCAATGCTGCTGCTCCTGTAATAATGTTACCCGATAATGCCCCTAATATGGCAGCTCCTGTTCCAAGTACAAGTAAACTACCTGCTAACATGGCTATTGCTTTTGGATTTGTATTTTCTAATAAACTAAATGCGTATGCTGCCGGAATAAGTGCTACTCCCATAATACCCATGGCAAGTGCTCCTTTGATAGCATTGTTTGCTTGTTTACCTACTAATGCTAATGAGCCTCCGAATATACCTATTGATGTAGCAAATGCTAACATAGTTTTAGGGTCAACGTTTTTTACCATTTTTAATGCTAAGGCAAAAGATCCACCTATTGCTATACCTGCTATTCCTAATGCTAATGCTCCTTTGACAACATCTCCAAATTGTTTACCGATAGAAGCTAAACCATCTCCTAGTGACTTTAAGAACCCTTTTGGCCCTTGGCCTTTAGCACCTTTAGTTTTTGACTGAAGATCTTTTGTCTTATCCTTTGTTTTATTTGCTAGTCCGTCTTTTCCTTCTTTAAATGCTCCTTTCATCTTATCCCCAAGACCTTTTAAAGCCTTACCTGGTGATTTGAATGCAGATATTAATGAATCTTTTAACTTCCCAGCAGAAGTCACCATTGATCCCATAGACTTAATACCTCCCATGAAATTCATGTTCAGTGCTTTAGCTGCTATTACTGCTGCTAATATAGGTCCAGCGAATGGGTTACTAGCTATCCATGCTATTGCATCTATTATAGGAGAGAAATATCCTACTAGGTCTCCAAGTATACCTGTAGCTTTACTTATTAAATCATTAAACTTGTCCTGTGATGATTGTGCTTTTAAACTATTGTATGCTACTTCTCCGTACTCGTCTTTAAATCTGCTTGCCCCTAATGTTAGTAGCTCTTGTTTATAGGTCATTTGAGCTAATTCCTCTCTGGATAATCCAAGTGCTTTTGCTGCTGCTCTTTGAGCTATTACATTATTAGTAGCAAATGCACTTTTAATTGCCTCTTGCTTACCTACTTCTTTAGCTACTCCTTCTAAATCTCCAGCTAAAGCTAATTCTCTTGCCTTAGTAAGGTTTAAATTTTTTCCAGTTAGTAACTGAGCTTGCATTTCATTTTCAATAGAAGATTCAAAATCTAATAAAGAATCTGCTATTTTCTCTACTCCTGCAAGATCGGTACCTAAATTTTTTGCTGCATTTCCTGCTGCCAGTAATGCTTTAGATGATTTACCTAATGTAAGAACAGTTGCCATAGAGGCAGATGCTACTGCTTCCATCATATCCTTTAGGGAGAACATAGTTTTGTTCTGCTTATTTAAGGAGGTTTGCTGTTTACCCATTGACTTGAGCATTCCTTCTGAGCTTTGACCGGTTAATTCGGCCATAGTTACTAGTCGGCTAGCTTCATTTGCTGCTAATCCTAACTTCTCAGTAAGGAATGTAGCACTAACTAAAGATTCAGTTTTAAGCATTTGTGCTGACATCCCGATCTCCTTGGACAGCATACCGTGTGCTTTTACTAACTTCTCTGTGGTAATAAAGTTATTTCCAGAGAATCCTGCTGCTTTTTTTAATTCATGTTGGTACTGGTTTGCTGCTTTGTACGACATTCCTGTCGATCTCTGCAGTCTTGCCATTTGATCTGAACTAGCTAATAGTGATTTGAGTACAAAAGCTAATATTGATTCTAAAGAGAATGCTCCTTTTACTGCTCCCTGTATTAAATTGTTATATGCTGATTGCTTAGCATTTAGTAATGCTTGGTTCTTGGTCATCTTCTGACCATTTATTACTACGTTACCTTGAGCATCAGCTGCTCGTTCTATATTATCAACAGATTCTTGTAATTCTTTTGTTGCTTTTTCTACATTAAGGAAGTTACCGAGAGAGGACATACCCAACTGGTCCATCATTCCTTTTGCACTCTTTATCAATGCGCCTGTAGACCCCATGCTTGCATTAATTTGATCCTGCATGGATTTCTCTTCAGTCTTAACTACTAAATTCTTTTTAGCTTGTTCAGTAGCCTGTAGTGCTAAAGCGTATGTCTGTCCTGCTGGTTTTAACCTAGCTAAAGCGTCTTGTAAGTCTCCTTCCTTAATAGCTTGTTTAGCTTTTAAAGCTTGTATGTCTTTTTCTGCGTCTTTTCTAGCAGTTCCTTCTAAGTCTACTGAATCAGAAATTTTTTGCTCAATTTCTTCCTGGAGTTTTAAAGCCTGACGATTAAATTTATTTACCCTTACTGCTAGCCCTACCTGGTCATTAGCTAAACCTATTTTAGAGATTTGTGCTTCTCTTAACGCATTTTCAAGGTTTATTTCATCCTTGAGTATTGCTTTGGATATATCCCCTGAACGTCCTAATGCAACAGCGTTTTGTTCGGAAGCTGCTGTAATACTTCTTGCTACTTTTAATAAAGCCTTATCAAAGTCGTTAGTTCTCTGCTTAATCCCAAGGTGTTCCTTTAGCTCTTGTCCTAGAGTACGGTTTTCAACTGTAAGTAGAGCAGCAAGTTCACGAGCTTTATCAGCATAAGAGTTATTCTCTTGCTGAATTTTGCCAGTTTCTTTTTTCTCTGCCTGTAATTTTTTCTCTTCTTCGGAAGTAGCCATTTAGCGGGTTGCTTTATTATAAATAGGAAAGGCCTCTATTAGTTAGAAGCCTTTGTACTATAAGATGGTGCCTTTATATTTGGGCCTGTTGGCATTGATTGTGAATTAGTTCCTTTAGATTTAGAAGCTTTAGCTTCCTCTTCATAATACTCTTGTATTTTCTGGAATGTAAACTTACGTAGCCATATCGGCATATTAAAAACAGTATCCCAATCGTATCCTCCTTTTCCATGAAATACTATCTCATGTACTTGATTGTAGAAGTTTACCCTATATGTTTGCGTCAGGCCAAAGAAATGTAACGCCGATGGGTATCGACACGCCCTCCTCTACGTCTTCTGGGTAGAAAGTCATATCAACATCTGGTGATATCTTTTCTATATGTTTTCTAAATTCTCTTGAATCTCTAGCTAAAAATCGATTATCAACGAATTCTCTAATTTCTTTAGTATCTTCGCTTCCATCTACAGCTAATATCATATACTTTAAACGAGTTGATAATTCAGCTGATGATTCTTTGTTAATCTTTTGTAGACCTTTAACTTCAGTTTGAACTTTTTGTTCATCTCCGTGAGTTAAGAGTTTAAACTTAATTACTGTACCTGTAGCTGGTGCTTTCCATTCGAATTCGTTCTTACCGTCTTTAAACTGATCTTCATCTACTGTCTTATTATTAAGCAATGATAGATCAATAACTTCTTTTCCGGTACCGTATGAAAATTCGTAATCTTTACCGTAACCTAAGATACGTGCTGCAATTAATAGAGCATTTTTATCCCCTATTAATAATGTATTGTATTCTACTTTCTTATCTACAATAAGAGCTTGAAGTAATTTATCAATTACGACCCCTCTTTCGATAAAGTTCTGATTAGTAAGAATATCCTCTTCTTTTGCAGTCATGTACTTCATCTCTAGCTTTCCGGATGCTAAAGGTGAGTCTTGAGGATAAAGTAACCCTTTTGATGGTAACTCTACAATTTCACTTGGAAATTTGTTTGTTTGTGACATAAATTTATTTAGTTATAACTGTTATAAATATAAATATAAGAAAAAAAAACTTTAGAACCAACTATAAACCAAAAAAAAAAGCCCTACGTTAGTAGAGCTTCTTTATATATAATGGTAGTAAACTTATTTTTAGTAATTCAATACACAGTAATCCATTGCAACTGTAATTGATAATTCAGCTACATCAGATGTTGCCCAATCGAAAGAACCTTGTGCCATATTAACTATGAAAGCTCCTTTTATTACCCACTCACTAACTACATCCCCTACAGGGCCTAATATGTTAAGTGTTAAATCTTTTTTGTAAAAATCTGAATATCCTGCTCTTCCTGTTACAGATTCGTAAGATAAACGAGCCCAGTCCATTACCGCTTGTGCTCCAGAAGGTGTTATTGGATCATATAGAGTCAAGTCCATATTTTCCCAGCTTCTTTTTCCTCTTATCTTTCTATAAGAGTTCATGTGGTCTAATTTTACCTCTTCATCGGTAAAAGAAGGAGCTGTTACATTTTTAATCATGAATGATGGAATTGCATCAATATACATGATAAATCTGTTTTGTACCTTCGGTTCGAAGGCTTTGAACATTATTTCGTTAGGATCTAGTACTGCCATTTTATTGTTTGTTTATTATAAATATTCGACTTTTAAATTATGCTGAGAAAGTTGCGCCTGTTGGTTCAATTGTAAAGTCTAGTACTACGAATTCAACTGTTTTAGCTGGCTGAATAAATACCTGTCCTATTAATTGATTTCTGTCGATAGTGTCTGACGTATTATTACTGTCATCCATTACAACTCTAAATGCATACAATCCTTGTCTCTGAACAACTGATTCTAGGAATGGTGTTACTGTAGCTAAGAAACTATTTCTAGTTGCAATTGTATTCTGTTCGAATACTAAAGTTTTAGCTGTATCTCCTAAGAATTTTTTAAGTTCAATAAGCAATCTTCTAACATTAACTCTGTCTAACGCTGATTTCTTCTTTTGAAGAGTCTTTTGACCGAATACTGATATTCCACTTCCTGGGAATGTAGCGATTGGGTTAACGTTAGCACTGTATAATGTGTCTCTTTGTGTTCTTGTTAATTTTCTTTCTGCTTGGATTACATTTCCTAATCCTCCTCTAGTAAGACCTGCTGGTGCAAACCATGGTGCTGCTGCTCCATCTGTAAAGGCATATACTCCTGGAATAACAACTGATGCTGGTATCCATTCGCTTTTACCTGTAGCTGATTGAGTCTGTAACCAAGGCCAGTAACTTGCTGCGTAAGAAGAATTAACCGTCTTAGCTGTTGCTGTTGCTTCTGTTACGTTAGCTCCGAAGTTTTGTAAATCTACTACTGCGATATTATCACCTCTTGATTCTGCTAAGGAGATAATTGAATCTAATTGAACTTTGTGTGTTCCAAATTCATATATAAGGCCTGGTGCAGATATAATATTAAATACGTACTCGTCTTGATTTCCTAGAATCGAGATAGCATTTGCATAATCTGTTCCTACTATACCTTGAGTTCCTGCATCGGCTATGTCTCCAAAGTATTTATTTTGTGCTAGTGTTGTTGAAACGTTAACTCCAGTTGCTCCATCAAATGCTCCAACTTGTGCTGTTGGTAGAGATCCAGAAGCTGCTGCTACTCGAATTGACCCATCGTTACCTAAGTAATCTAATGTTTGGTTTACTGAGTTTTGTTTTACTGTAATGTAATTAGACTTATTAACATATTCTCCAATTGTATTAACGTAGTACTGTGTACCGTCGTTAGCTTTGGTTTTATATTGATTACCAATTACTGATTCAAT